TTAAGACTCCGCGTTCCGAAAACGCGCAAATCCCCAACGGGTCCGGCACCACCCCGGTTGATTTGATCACCGGTGTGGTTGACGGCACGCGGGTGGACAGCGTGACTATCGTGGCGTTGGGTGGCCTGACGACGGCATCTCGATACAAGATTCAGATGATCGTGTCCGGAGGCACCGCCCGTGTGTTGGTTGATCGCCCGATCACTGACCCCGGAACTGTGTCCGACACGCTCGCGCCGTTCTCGGAGACCGTGCAGCTCGGGGCGTTCCTCAAGGACGCCACCTCCAAATTGCAGGTTGTCCTGACTCAGGCTTCCCCCGGCGTGGCGATTGACTTCACGGCGCACGCGGGCGACTACGCATAATCATGGATTCGAATCTGAAACCCACGGGGACGCCCGGACAGGCGTCACCATGGATTGAGCTCCCCGCCCAGCTTGCCGCACAGCAGATTGAGTTCAAGCACGGACTGCAACGTGTTCCGAGCGCGGTCTCTGTGCGCCTGCGGGCGCGTCGGGGCCTTGGCAACGGCATCTTTGCGGGAATGGAATTGGATTTTTATTCCTTGATTTGCGGCTGCGACAACGCGCCTCGCTCCGCCGGGGCCGTGTGGATCACCGCTGACAAGGTGCTGGTGAACATCGAGCTCGGAATAGTGGATGTTCGCCTCCCTGATTTCACCGCCAGCAATAGCTACAATTTCCCAGCAGACCAGTGGGAAGTGGTGGTTCGGGTTATGGTATGACGCTCGCTGAAATGGCAGACCATGTCGTGTTGTTCGCTGGTGTGGACGACGCCGACACGAAAAGGAACGCTAAGGAATTCCTCAAGCGTCGCTACAAGTCTGTCTACGACTTCCACCCATGGATGTCGGTCCACGCGACGATCCAACTCCGGACAACCACGGCCGAGATCATTCTCCCCGACTGGGTGGACAAGATTGTGCAGGTCCGGGAGGACAATGCCAGCGACGCCCGCAACCTTCAGATGGTGTCCCGGCAGGATATCTTCCTGTTGAACCCCGGCGCACTGGACGACACCGGGGCCCGCATGGCCTATACGCCGCTGTCTGACGTCGCTGGACACACCCACCCGAACGGAAACAAGGTCACCATCAAATCCACCAGCACGAGCGACACGACCGGCGTGGTTCGCCTCCGGGGCACCTACAACGGACTGACCTGCGAGGAATCCCTGAACCTGTCCGGAACGTCCCAAGTCACCTCCATCAACTTTTACGACGAGCTGATCCACGGGTCGAAGCCCGTGACGGTTGGTTCTGTCATCATCAATACCGTGGAAGCCACGCCCGACGAAGTCGGGGTGATTCTCCCGGACGAGACAGAACGCCGGCACAAGCGCATCCAGCTGGTCTACGACTTTGAAACAAGCGACCCCGAGGAAGTCATCACGATCCTTGTGAAGCGTCGCTGCACTCCGCTACGTCACGACAATGACACCCCTGCGATTTCCAATCTGGACGACGCCTTGATCGCGCACGCGGTTGCGGATATGCTGGAACTGGAACGCCAGTTCGCAAAGGCACAAACGAAACGTCAAGAAGCCGTTGGATTGGTGGCACAGCTGATCGCAGCAGAACGAGATCACCAACAAAACCGACAGGTTATTGTGCCTGTCGATGAGGCTTATGGCGAACAATCCACCCTATACTAGCAACTCGAATCCCACGGGCGCGACGGCAATCCCTCGCAGCACGAACGTCAACCCCTACGACGTCAACAACCATGGGTCACGGGTGGACCACGCCCTGCTGGCGGACAGCGCGTCTGCCGTAGCGTGGGCGAACATCACGGGAGCCCCCGCCACGTTTCCCGCTGCCGCCCATACTCACGCTGCGAGCGAGATCGTTTCCGGCACAATGGCTGACGCCCGGATTGCGGAGTCAAACGTCACTCAGCACGAGGCTGCGTTGAGCTTGGCGTTGAGTCAGGTCAGCGCGGGTCTGACGTTCACCACGTCGCTGATCAAGGTCAACTCGGCTGGTGCGATGTCGGTCTTTTCTGGTCAACCCTACGGTTCTGTCCACATGGACCCGGCGGGCACGGCAATTGAGACCACGAAGAACAACCACGCCGCTACAGCAGCCCCTACCGTCAACGACGACTCGCTACAAGCCTACACCGTAGGGTCTCGGTGGTTGGACCTGACCAACGACAAGGAGTATGTGTGTCTGGATTCCACACTGGGCGCGGCGGTTTGGGTTGAGACGACTGCAGCGGGCGGCGGCGCACACGCTTCCAACCATATCACCGGTGGGTCCGACGAGATTGACGGCGACAAGCTTGACATCGACTGGACCCCGTCCAACTACACCCCGTCCACGACGCCAACGGAAGCCGACAACATTAACAACCTGACGGCGCATCTTTACGGACTCGACCAAGCCATCGCCAACTCCTCGGAGTGGGACACGGCGTATAGCTGGGGCGACCACTCGGGGCAGGGATACATTACTGCATCTTCAAGTGATGCCCTGACCAACAAGACTTTCTCAGACCATGTATTGCCGACTGCGGATCTTTCTAAAGACATTGGCAGCGTGACCAAGCGATGGTTGAACTGTTGGATTGAGCAAAACACGTTTGTTGAGGGGTCGCCTCCAGCGACTCCGCCTGCAGGCCATGTCACGCTTTATGCCAAGACGGACGGCAAGGTCTACATCAAAGACGACACCGGGACGGAGACGGACTTGACTGCATCTGGTAGTGCGCTGGACATCCCGAGCTACTCAGCGATGGGCACGACCAACGACGCCGACACTCTTGTCATCTACGACGCGAGCGCGGCAGGGCACTACGAGGTCACGCTGTTGCAGTTGCTGTCGCACACGCACGCTCACGCGGCGAGCGAAGTCGTGTCGGGGACGTTCGCGGATGCCCGCATTTCGGCGTCCAGCGTCACTCAACACGAGGCGGCGTTGTCGGTTGACGCCAGCCAGTTGGTAGTGACCAACAACTTCGACTACGGCGAATACAACGTCTACGCGAATGTGTTCGGCGCGACGTTGGACAACACCACCTACGCTGACCTGAGCAGCAGCGAGTGGGAGTTCTATGTCGGCGGATTGGCAGTCCTGCATCTGGACAGTGCGCAGGACGCTACTTTCTATGGTAACATTGCCGGCCCGACGACGCAGGTTTCGTCTCACCACATCCTCGACCACACGACGACGCCGACCGCTCCCATTTTGGGCACTTCGCACCTCTACGCCAAGTCAGACGGCGAGCTGTATTTCTACGCCTATGGCGGGAGTGAATACCAAGTCACCAATCAGACTGGAGGCGGCGGCGGCGGCGGCAGCGGTGTCAGCCCCCAACCCATCCAGTTGGACAGCGGCGCATGGTATGCTCCGGTCACCAACGGTGCTGCTCCCGGCTTCGTCGAACTGGCGACCAATGATGTCGCCCTGCCCACGTTCGACTTCGACGACTCGACGCAGGAGTATGTCCAGTGTCGCCTCAAGGTTCCTGCGGATTGGGACGGAAACGACATCACGGTCAAGATCGAGTGGACTGTTGCTACAACTCCGAGCGGCACCGGAACGGATGCGGTGAAATGGAATCTCCAGACTCTCCCGCTCGCGAACGATGAGCAGATGGACGCTGCTTGGTCGACTGCGGACACCGTGACCGACACCGCCAACACCACAGCGGGAGCGAACAAAATTTACGAGACGGCCGCGTTTACTGTCGCCGCTGCCGACGTCGGAGCTGCGGGAGAGATGCTGTTCCTGCGTCTGTCGCGCCACGCCGGCGACGCCGCCGATGAGATTGTTGGCGACGTCAAATTCATCTCTGCGACATTTTTCTTCGGCTACGCTTAATGAGGGCATACCGTCGACATGACAGTCAGGTGCTCGATTGGCAACGCCGAGCGGCAGCCAATGGGGGTGAGCCATCGACTCGTGGCTCCATTGCGCTCGACCGTTTCATGCAACGCAGCCGGGCAGCGGACATTACCGCCGCCTACGAGTGGGTGTTGCCACTGGTCGGGAAGAATTTTAACGCGGCCCGCACTCCGCTCTATGCCGTCATCGGCAGCGACCCGTCCGGTAGCGTCAGTTTTAACGACGGCGACTACTCAGAGACAGTCGGGCTTACAGGCGTGTCGGCACACTACCTCCAGACCGGGATCACGCCCTCAACCGACATGCAGATTTACGATTCGCATGGGTGTGCCTATCTCGACAAAACGGGGACTCTGGCGGACTTGATCTACGGTTCGGCCAACGGTGCCGGCCAAGCGTTCTACCTATACCCCAAACATGGGACTGACACCTACACCGATCACTGGAACCGGTATTCGGGCAGTGGCCGGACGCAGCATACCGACAGCATGGCCGGCGGTCTCTGGCTTTCGGACAGATCGGCATCAAATCGGCACGATCTCTACAAGGGAAACAGTTCGACGTCGTTCGCCTCGGCGGCGAACGCTACCGGATCGTCAGGTGTGCGCCCGACGTATGAGGTTTACGCCATGGCGGGCAACGAAGTGGGGTCTGCTGGCAACTGGTTTCTGTCCGGTGCCTGCCAGTGGCTCTCCTTCGGTCGGTCGTTCTCGTCGTCGGAGGCGACTGACTATTTCAACGCAGTTCAAGAGTTCCAAGAATTCCTCGGGCGAGAATCATGAAAGACCTTTACCGACACCCCAATGGGGTCGAGAAACTCATCGACCCTTCTGATGCCCAAATCATTTCGGTGGCTACCCGCAAGGGCTACGTCCTCGTGCCGCCGCCAGAGAAATCTGCCGAGGAGATTGAGGCCGAGAGGCAGGAGGCGATTGTCACCGCTGCCAACGCTCAGAAGGACGTCATCCGAACCCCCGACATCCAGTCTCAGATTAACCTTATGATGCGGGCCGTCAAGCGTGTGCGCAAGGAAGGAAAGGGACAAGCGAGTGGGCAGGACACTTCGTTGCTGGATCAACTGGAATCTTTGGCCGACACCATCGAAGCCATCGATGCGGAAGAGGCCCGCCTGATTGCCGACACTGACTTGACCGTTGCCGACGCAAACTGGCCTACGAACTAATGCCTCTCTGGGATAACAACGAGCTGGACGATCAACCAGTGTTCGACCTCTCCACGGATTTCCGTGGAGGGATGAACTCCACCGTGCTGCCGCACTTGTTGCTGCCCAACCAATACGCCGTCGGCTACAACGTGGTCCTGACCGACACTGGACGCATCCGGACACGCGGCGGGTTGAAGGCGCGGATGGCGACGTCCGGCGACCCGGTGTCCGGCATCTGTTACTACGAGACCACGGCCAAGGAGTTGATCCTCATGGCCACCGATGATGGCACCACCGAGACGCTGAAGGCTTGGAACAACTCCAGCGAGGCGACGATTGTCGGTTACACGCTGGAGGGTCGGGTGTCTGCGTTCCAAGGCGGGGACAACGCCTACTTTTTCGGCGACGGGGGCTCCGAGTATTACAACGGCACCACGCTCTACAACAACGGCGTCGGCGAGATCGCGACCATCACCTTTGCCGGGACAGGCTACGTTGTAGGGGAATTGCTTACCCTGACTGGGGGAACCTACGAGGTGCAGACGATCATGCGCGTGGCCGCCGTGGACGGTTCTGGTGGAATTACCGAGGTGGATTTCGGTTCGGGTGCTGTCGTCGGTGAAGGTTACTCCGTGGCCCCGGCCGGATTCACGACCAGTGCGTCCGGGACAGGCGCGACCTTTACCTACCAGATCACCGAACCGCCGCAGGGAAACATCGCCTGCTGGCATACGGAGCGCGTCTTCAAGAATAATGTCAACGCCCCGGACAGCTTGGAAATTTCGGACATCCTTGTCCCGCAACGCTTCCCGGTATCCAACCGCTTGACCATTGGCAGCGATGGCGAGCCCATCACCGGGCTGCACAGCTGGGACAACCGGAACATCGTGGTCTTCAAGACGAACTCTGTCTACGTCATCGACTGCGTGGGGGCGTCGCCGGCCAACTGGACGATCCAGAAGGTCAGCTCAATCATCGGATGCGTATCCCACTGGACCACGACGCAAGTCGGCTTCGATGTCTGGTGGCTGTCCCGAGAGGGTGTCCAGTCCCTGCGCCGGTTGTTTCAGGAAACGCAGCGCGAAATCACCGACACCATCTCCGCCCCGGTCCACAACTACATCGCTCAGATAAACTGGACCATCGCAGCCAAAGCGTCCATGGAGTTCTACGACAACAAGGTGTTTCTCGCCTTCCCGTCTAACCTCGCCGCCGAAAACGACACGTGGCTAATTTATGACACCTATCACAAAGTTTGGGTGTCCGAGTGGTGCGACGCGGCTCCCCCGAACTTGATGATCCGCTCCCGGTTCGGCAACGAGCCGGGCTTCTACGTGGGCACGCCCCAAGGGGAGCTCCGAGAATACGAGGACGCATCCAAAGTGGACACGGACATCACCCTCACCGAATCGGACATCGGAAGCTACGTAACCCTGCGGTCCTTCAGCTTCAATGACCCCATCTCGGACAAGGACCTGTTGAACATCCAGCTGGAGTTCACCAATTCGGACGCTCTGATCGACGTCTGGTTGTCTATCAATGACATGAACTTTGTCCAGATCGCTGACGACATCCGCTCGGAGATCGACCCGCTGACTATCCCGTTCACGATCCCAGCTGTCCTGTCCAGCGGCGGGCAGTTTAAGCGGGCGTTCAACCTCCTGAAGTATCGAGGGGTCTCCACGGTGCAGGTGAAGCTTCAGACGTCCGCCAATCGGATGTCAATCCGGAGCGTGACGCTGTCCGCGTTCCTGCGTAACATGCGAATTGAATTTTGAATGACACCCTGACATTGGTCTGCCTGTTCTTGCGGCGTGAAATTCCGGAGATGTTCCGGAAGTGGTCCGACCGCAGGCTGATGGAGTGGGTCCAGTGGTCGCTGGACACGCGGCGGATGGCCGTGATCTATGACGGTGGTCCGGACAGCGAGGTCATCGGGGTGGGGGCAGCCCGGTGTTTGTCTGCTGGCATGGATGACGAAGACTGGTATGTTCACGACGAGATGGGTGATACCATCTTTGTTGATGTCGCGGTCGGCTCGCAGGCTGTCCCGACGTTGTGGCTGGCCATGAAGACCCGATATGGACTCCGGAAGCAGGTAAGCTTCCGCCGATTGACTGGAAACAAACGACGCACGTTCGACGCTGCAACATTTGAAAGGCACCTCTATGGGAAGTTCCGCACCTCCACCGCCGCCGCCGCCTGATTACGCGGCAGCGAATCGCGAAGGCATCATTGCCGACATCGAGACCCTTCCCGCCCGCCGGGAGATCGACCAAGCGTCCCGACTGGGGACCAAAGGCGAGGTGTGGCTTGGTGAATACGTGGGGAGCGGCGCAAGCCGTCGCAAGAAGATGGTGGGGTATGATTTCACCGGGCTTGGCGAGGCTGACATCCAGCGGGCCCAGCTTGGTGTGGATCGGGAGACTGCCTTCGCCCGCGCTCAAGACCTTCTGGACGTCCAAGCGGAATTCGGACAGCAGTTTCTTGAGACTTCTCGCGAACAACTCCGCGCCTCCGACCCAATCGGCTTTGCTCTGCGTGAGCAGCTTGGACAGAGCGTCACGAACGAGTTGTCGGCCGGACGTTCGATGACCGAGGGACAGCGACGGGCGGTGGAGCAGTCCACCCGAGCCGCACAGGCTGCTCGCGGCAACATCTTCGGCGTGGCTCCCGCTGTCGAGGAGGCCATGGCCACCTCCGGACGGAGCGAGCAGGTCTTCCAGCAGCGTCAGCAGAATGCCAGCGCGTTCTTGGCCGGCACCACACCCCTGTCCCAATTCGGACAGCTTCGTCAGGCTTCCGCTGGCGCAGCCCCGTTTGCGACGCTGGCCACTCAAGGCATTGCACAGAACAACAACGCCGGACAGGCAGCCGCCGCCTTCGCACAGCAGACGTTTGGGACACAGGCCCAGATTTACAACACCCAGATGTCGAACCAGTCCAACCCGTGGATGCAAGGCCTCGGCATGGCTGCCGGCCTTGGCGGTCAGCTTGGTGCCGCCAAGCTGATCGGCTGCTGGGTCGCCCGAGAGGTTTACGGCGAGGAGAACCCCAAGTGGAAGAAGTTCCGCAAGTGGGTGATTCAGGATGCGCCCGAGAACTTCCGCCGCTTCTACATCGAGAACGGCGAGCGCATCGCCGAATCAATCAAGAATCGCCCGGACATCAAGGGCATGATCCGGAACTGGATGGACAGCAAACTGGAGGTAGCCAATGCGTGACCTACTCGCCGGATTTCAGGCCGGAATGCAACTCGGACAACCGTTGGTGGCCGCCGCCATGCGGAAGAAGGAAATGGAGCAAGAAATCCAGATGGCTGCGAAGGACCGCAAGTTCCGTCGGAAGGAAAGCCAGCTCCAACGGCAGGCCGCACGCGACCTCGCGGAGATGCGGGAGGGTGGACTCAACACCCGGCACGAGGAAACCATCGGCGAGCAGTCCCGCCACAACCTTGCCCTCGAATCCCAAGCCAAAACGGATGCCAAGATGCGCCGCAAGCAGCTTCGCGCCTCAATCAAGCAACACAAGCAAAGCCAAGAACTGGCGCAGAAGCAGCTGCACTTCCGACAGCTCGAGCTGGACGAGAACAGCAAGTCCGAGTCCCAGCGGCTCATGGAGGCCAACACAGCCCGCCGTCAGCTCAAGCGCGAGCTGATGCAGCAGTGGGAGAAGAACCAATATCTCCTGAACCAGACCGGCGTGGAGCTCACCCCCGAGTTTGAAGATCGCCTGCAACGTGAGGTCGGCGCACTGGAGGACCAGCTTGGTGGCATCGCCGAGACCGAATACCAGATCGCGTCCAAATACCGCGTGGCCGTGGCCAACGGAGACCAGTCCGGGATCAACGAGGCCCTGCAACTTCAGTTGCCAAAGTCCACCTTTATGCCGCTGCCCGAGCGACCGAACAACCAGCCCATGGCGGCGCTGATGGACCGATTTGGAGACATAAAGACGCCGGCGTCGATTGTCGACCTGAACACTGGACAGGCCCGTCCGATAGTATTCGGGCAGACTCCGTCAAATCCTCCGCCGCCGGCCAACGGGTTCGGCGCGATTGGGCAGACTCCGTCAAATCCGCCAAATCTGCCGGCTGGACAGCAGGGGCCGGCTGGACAGCAGGGGCCCGCACGCACGTCTCCGTTCCGGCCCGGTATGGGTCAGGGAATGCGGCAAGGGTTTTTTGATGACATCGACCCGGCGGCCATCAATGCTGTCCCTGCCCCGGCGGCCGGACAGCAGGGGCCCGCACCAATGAACCTCAACCCATCGAACGAAGCTTTCCTCTTCTAAGACATGCCAGCCAATCCGCTACATCGAGCGTGGTTTGGGATCGAGGCTGATCCTCGATTCCAGCAGATGTCGCCGCAGGAACAAGTCGCCCGTCTAGACCGCATGGTCGGCCAGATGGAGCAAACGTATGGTCCCGGCGGTGTCCACGGCTTGTCCGGATTCCACTCCAACGTCCGGGAGCGTTTACTCAACCCCAAAAAGGAAACTTTCGGCAAGGCGTTCGCCGAGGAATTCAACGACGCATTCCTGAACACTGTCTTTGGCGGTGGCGACCTCCCCCTGCCCGGACGGCAGAAGGGAACCTTTAACTTTACCACGGACCCGGACGCGCAACGCCGGGCCCAAGCGTTGGCGGATTCGGAATTCGAGCGGCGTGTCGAAAGCGGGTGGTTTGCTCGTCAAGGCTCCCTTACTGGCGGTGTCACGGGTGGCGTGGCTGCTATGCTGGGCAAGGCCGCGCCTGTCGCAGCTGCCGGATCGCTGGCTGGACCGAAGGGAGCCGTAGCCGGTTTTGCCGTGGGGTCCATCGCCTCCGACGCGCCGGAAACCCTGTCCCGCGAGACCCTCAACAACTACTGGTCCGAGCTCGCATCCAACCCAGACTATGATGAAGCTCGGGATGCTGACTCGTTTCGCCGCAGCCATAACGCTGGCATGGCTGCGGCCGGTCTCCTGTCAGCAGCTAATGTCGTTCCCGTGGGAAAAGGGCTCTCTGCGGCTGGGCGCCGTATCGGCGGAGTCACCGCTGCCAAAGCAGGCAGGCAAGCTGCGATCAGCCCTGTTCGAGCAAAGATTGCCAAAGTCCTCACCGCTGGCGATTCCAAGACAGGGTTCACACGAGCCGGGATCGACATTGCCAAGGGCTCGCTCGACGATCTTGCATTCGAGGGGGCCAACATCGGCATCATCGAGACCCTCAACAGTCTGGAAAACACGGAACTCACCAAAGGGACCACCGGCCAACGGCTAGGGCTGGCAACCGTGACCGGCGCAACTGTCCGGACCGGCTTCACCGGCTTAGGTAAGTTGGGTCAGGCCGTGCAGCTGAAGCGGCAGGGCAAGGACGTCACCTACCAGAACCTGTTCGCTCCGGAAACGGAGCTGGGAATCCTTGGACAGATAGACAGGGAGATCATCGACGCCAACGCCGGGCTCCGGGACCTCACTGGCGAGGTGCTGGAAGAACGGCAGGCCGACATTGTCAACCTGAAGGCTGCCCGCGAGGCTTTGATGAACGTCTGGAACACCATCACCGACGGGACCGAGCCCATCCCGTTGGATGTCCGGGCTGATCTGGCTGCCGCTGATGCTGACCCGAATGTCCGGGCGGCCTACGACCGGGTGAACAACTCGATCACTGCATTCCTCGGCATCTTCGGGTGGAACGGCAAGAAGGGCATGGCGCGTGATCTTCTGCACGAGGCAGTGCACGCCCACTTCGAGACCCTGCCACCCAACGTGAAGAATTCCCTCCGCGCCTTGTGGAAGGCGGAGATGGACAACGGGGCCGGACCCCTGTTCACCGCAGATGGCGTCGTCCGGCCCGATGTAACCCCGGACATCATGGCATCCGACCGTGTTGGCGGGGAACTCCGTGGCTTCCTTGAGTGGTATGCCGTCCGGATGGCTTTGAAAAACGGGGAGTGGGCCAACAACAAGCTGGGCATCGCCACGGATGGCGCATCGTCCATGTTCAACATGCTGTCGACCGATTTCCGCCAGAAGGCGGAGAAGGTCGGGCGCACACTGGGCTTGGTGGACGGCCTCGACGCCTCGCTGCGGAACTTTCTGGACGCCGGAGATGGATTTACTTACGACCGGAACCAAGTGCGTAAGAACGTGCAAGCGGAGCGCAAGGCTGCCAGTGAAGACCCGACCAACCTGATCCCGCCCAACCGCCAGCTAGCCGCTCCGCTGGAGCTGACGCCCCTGCCTCCGCAGGAACCGATCAATCCGGTGACCGGCAGGCCCGTGACATCCACGGAAGTGAATTCAGCTTTGCTCGCGGACGCGGCCAATGCGCTGCTCGGGGAGCTGGACCGCCGGAAGTTCACCACGTTGCAGGACCGGCAGGGAGAACTGGAGGGAGCCATTCGTAGCGTGGACAACCAGCTGTCCGAGGAACGGCAGGACTTCCTTGGGGCCCTGCCCCGCGCCGCCGAGAAGATTCGGGCCCAACAGGAAGTGGATGCAGAACGTCAGCGTCTCCGGACAGCAGCCCGGAGGGAGGGACAGGCTTTAGCAGACCGTGCAACCCAGCGGCAGCAGCAGGGAACTCCCGGACAGCGTCCTGTCCAGACATCCCCGGCTGATCCGCAGCAGCTGGCCGACGCCCTTCGCCGGGTGGATCCGCCGGAGCGTCCGTTGGAGCAACAGCTGGCTTCGCTTGAGTCCGACATTGCCAACGTCAGCAAGGCGTTGGACAACCCTGATCTGGCCAGTGGAGCCCGCTACACCCTGAAAAATCTGAACACGGAGCGGGATGAACTCTTGTCCCGGATGGGTCGGACCCCGGAAGTCGAAGCCCCTGCCCCCGTGACAACGGCTGTCACCCCGGAAGTCACCCCGCCGTCGTTTAAGTATGGAACCAAAGACAGCAGTCCGGACGTTCGCCCCGGTGACCGTGTCCGGATCAAGGAACAGGTTGCGCCCGGACGCACCAAACAGGTTGCCGCACGAGTCATGGAGATTCAACCGGACGGGCTGTCCTTGTCCGTGGCCACCGTTGGTCCGGATGGCATCCGGCGGTTCGAGAGAAAGTTTTTCCCCAATACAGAAGGTGTCACGTTGGCCAAACGTGATCCCTTCCCGGTGGAACCAGATGTTTCCCCTCCGCAGGGAAGCAGCACATCGCAACCCACGCCCGGCGGCACGAGGGAACTAACGGCCCCTCGTGTCGCCACGGCGGGGGATGATCCGGCGTCTTCAGCATCCTCTGCGACTCCCCGTGTGCCGGACGAAACACCGCAACAGGCCGCCATCTCGAGAGCCATCGAACGGTTGGCCCAGCGGCCGGGAGCTCCGAAACTAAAGCAGGAGCTTCTGGCCGCCCTTCGTGCGGATATGGATGCGAAGAAGGCAACCATGGACCTGCCGCCGACCGAGTCTGCGCTGGACGAGGTCACCCACCCCGGTGACATGCTGTTCTCTCGCCGTGGTCCGCAGCTGGACAAGTGGATCAGCTCGATGGCCGAAGAAGAAATCATCCGGAAGCGTGGCGAGGAAGTCCTTAACCGTATCAACAAGGCCGGGCTGTATCGCGGCGCGTTCACCCGCCGTGGTCAAGCTTTCGAGGATCAAGAAGGCGTGACTCTCGTCGTGCTTCAGGACCCGGAATACGATCCAAACTATCCGGACAAGGAGCTGTGGATTTATGCAGGCAAAGGCAGCCACGAGGAATATGAGAAACGGATTGTCCCCTACCTTCAGAAGCGAGCCGAGGAATACTTTGGTCCGGACAGGCTCCGGGACAACGACATCTCCGACGCCGAGCTGCTGCGTATGGGAACCAAGTGGGAGAAGGAGTTTCTGCAGAGCGAGTCGCTCGGCTACCTCTACATGACCACGGACAATGAGCGGCCCGCCTACCTGAATATGTCGGACACCACCGACTCCGACTACATAGAGCGACGCAATGCCTACCGTGGCCTGCGCCTCCACCCGGAGAACTGGAACGATGCTGCGGATGCCGCTGGCATGGAGCGTGTTGATTTCGACGCGGCCATGCTTGATCTCAATCTGTTGGAGCGGGACTTCACCTTGAATCAAGTGCCGGAACAAATGGGACTCGGCGAGGCGATCTATGCCGAGGCGGCTACCGTGCTCCAAGCCATGAAGGAGCCCGAGCTTGTGGGTGACGTCTACGGTGCGGGGGCGTTGGGCGCACGGCAGAAGGTGTTCCGGAAGAACATCGTCAAGGACCCGGCACAGCGGGAGCGTCCCAAGTTCACCGAGGCTGGAATCAAGCAGGGCATCAAGTCCCTGTCCGATGCTGGTGGGCTGGCCACCATGGACAAGTATTATTATGTGACATCCCACGTGGATCCGGACCAGCTCTACTCCCGCAAGTCGCAGAAGAAGGCAATCACCGCCGAAGAACTGCGCCGCTTCGCGGCACGCGCTGCCCAGACCGACGAGGAACTGGCCAAGATTCGCGCACGACGCGACGACATCCGGGAGAAGGGCGACGACCGCCAGTCTACCGGGGTGATCAAGACCGAGGTGTCCTCGTATTCCGAGGCCGACCTCCGCGCTGAGATGCGCCTGCTTCAGGACGCCCAGCGTCCGGGCAAGGAGAACCGTGCGGTGATGGCCACCATGGAATTGCTGGACAGGGCGCAGCAGGCCGGGGACCTCAAGACCGTTGAGGAAGCATTCGAGGTGTTGTCCAAGGCCGGCACCCAGCTCGGCCAGATGCTGCGGCAGTTCCGTGAGTTCAGGGGGCAGTTCAACAAGGACGAGCACTTCGTCGCCAACCGCATGGCCCTGATCAAGCAGGCCCTGAAGAACGAGGGACTGGAGCTGAACAAGAAGCTGGAGAGCGAGCTCACCGAGTTGATCGAGCGGGAGAAGCGCACGCAGCAGAAAGCTATCGCTACGCTGGACGCCTACCTTGAGGACCCGACGAACAAGACGAAATACAACGCGGCCCGCAAGGCGGAGTTCGAGGAAAACCTCGCGTTCCGCAAGATGATCAGCAAGGTCCGGACAGTGATGCCGCGCCATCTGCGCGACCTGCCCCACGACTTGGTGACGATCATCCAAGGCAACCTCCTGTCCACGGTCTCGACCATCCGAAACTTCGGGGGCAACTACGTGTCCCTCGTTCCCCGGACACTAATCGCCCGCCCGTTGGCTGTGACCATGGACGCCTTTTACTCTGCGGTGACCGGGAAGCCCCGGAAACTGGCGCTGCCCAGCGTCATGGAAGCCGCATGGTTCGCCGGCGGTTCCAAGCGGGGATACCGCAAGGCAATCTCCAACCTGCGCTGGGGTTCAACCGAGGACGTAGTCCTTGGCGAGAAGCACATCCGGGGATTCACCCCGGCCCAGTCCATCTACGCTGCGCTCCGTGGTTTCATCAACAACGACGAGAGCGTGCTGCCCGTGGACGTCGGGACAGGCAAGGTGCGGCTCGGGGACCGCTTCAAAAAATTGCTGGAGGCCATCTTTGGTTTCTCCCCCGAGATCATGCTTCGCTCCCTGTCCGCACTGGACGAGGCGGCCAAGGATGGATTCCGTGCAGCCCGCGCTGCCGAGGAAACCCGTATCCGGGGAATCAAACGAGGCACCCGTGAGTTTGCCGAAGCCCAGTTCCTCGTCGACGACCGGACCCGTGCAGCGGCCGAGGAAACCGCGCTCCAATACTCCTACCAGAATGACAGCGCGGTGGCGGGGGCGTTCCAGCGTTTCGAGGACGCCCTGTCCGCCATCCCGGCCGGGGGGCAGATCGCCCGGTTTTTCTACCGTGTGGGCATCTCCCCCTACATCCGCACCCCTATCAACCTGTTGATGGAGGGCATGAAGTTCGCGCTGCCCGAGTTCGGGCTGGTCCATGGTTTGTTCAAGACAGCGCAAGGCAACCGCCGCGAGGCGTTGTTGTCCTTCGGGTATGCGATGACGGGGGCCATGATCGGCGCGTGGTCTAACTGGCTTTACGAGAACGAGATCATCAGCGGTGGTCCGGACGAGGGCAACCAGAGGAAGACGCGACTGACTCGCGACGAGTCCGGCTTCGGCTACTTCCGATTCAACCTGTCCGGATTCCTCCGTCTGCGGGAGGGACAGGACAGCCGGTTCAAGCCGGGCGACACCACCATCCGTCTGGACACCCTTGGTGTGACAGGCTTTGTCATGGCAACCAAGGCGGAGGCTCGCCGCATGTATGAGAACGACCCGCAGAGCGTTCCGGATTCCATGCTCACCAAGTATGGGCAGGATCAGATGGCGGGGATGCTGGCCGGCGGCCGGTTTATCATCGACCAGTCCATGTTGCAGGGCGTGTCCAGCCTGAACAAGGCGATGGAGTCCGGGCAGCTGTCCCGGTTGGTCGCCGACAAGGTCAACGTCCTCACCACGCTGGTGGTGCCGAACTCGGTGATCGCATTCCGGCAGGCGTTGGACAGCGACGAAGAAAAGCAGTTCCGCCCGCAACTCGTGGACCCGGACAGCCCGGCGCAGACGATTGAGAACGTCCTGATCTACAAAGGATTCTACGGGGACATTGCGCAGCTCCCCAAGAAGCGGGGGCTGTTCGGCGATCCGATGGAGGCCACACCCGAGGGGCAGAACCCGGCGGTGTTCCATCTGGTGAATCACATGAAGTCGCAGGAGGTGAAGAACGACATCGTCACCGTGGTCCACCGGCTTTACAAGGAATCCGGGAACACGGAGGTCATCCCATCCGTGGTGCCGCGCCGACTGGAGTGGAAGGGGACCACCTTAAACCTGCCGGCGAAAGTCTACGACAGCATGTATGTCGCTGTCCAAGGAGCCAAGGGCGACGCTTACGAACGCGGACTTCAGTCCGAGGGATTCCGGACAGCTTATGCCAAGTATCCGGACAAGGCCGCTGTCATCTTGGCGAACATAGCCAACGAGGCGGGGGAGGCAGCGAAGAAGCAATGGATGGGGCAGAATAAACGGGAACTGGATAGACTGCGCTTGCAATCAGCCCGCTTTTTGGCTGAATAAAAATGTCGCAAATCGATAACTATGAGGTTAACACATGGCAACTAAAAAGGATTCAAGACTAGCTCGTGCAGGCGTCGACGGCTTTAACAAACCTAAACGGACGCCAAGCCACCCAAAAAAATCACATGTCGTCGTGGCCAAAGAAGGCGACAAAGTAAAGACGATCCGCTTCGGTGAGCAGGGCGCCAAGACGGCCGGCAAACCAAAAGCAGGCGAGTCTGAGACGATGAAGAAGAAGCGTGCGAGCTTTAAAGCTCGGCACGGCAAGAACATTTCGAAGGGCAAGATGTCTGCAGCTTATTGGGCGGACCGGACCAAATGGTAGCAAAACAAAAAGGAAGAAGTAATGGCATACGCAAAAAAGAAAACCTCGAAACCGTTTAAACCTTGCCGTGGGTGTCCGACCCCGGCGAAGTGTAAGAAAGCTGGGCGCTGCCTCGGTAAAAATAAAAAATAATAGCACATCATCCACGATGGACCCCGTGCTAGAACTGAATTGAGACATGAGCTCCGATCTACTGTCACATCTAAAGAGCGACTTGGCCGAGATCCGCGCCGAGATCCGCGCAATGAACGCCACGGTTCGCGATCTGATGACAGAGCAGACCGGGGCCATCTCAAAGCTGACCGAGCGCAGCGAATACGCCGAACGCAACATCACCGAACTGTGGAGCCAACTCAACGACACCCGAACTAAAGCCGATGCGCTGGAGGCTGAGATCAAATCCATCGAAGGACGCGCAGCAGGCGCGGGCAAGCTGATGGCCATCATATTCGGTATCGTGGGCGCAGCCGGTGCGCTGGTCGCGATACTCAAGTAGCCTTCACTGCAGAAGAAACCCCCGCTGGCCAGTCCGGAGCCAACGGGGGTAGGCGGGCGAAAGGAAAAACCCGCCGACGGGGTGGTCAACCCCTAAGTCTTCTTGGGCAGCGTGATGCGGAACTGGTTCGTCCCCCGGACACACCGCTTGGTGATTCGAGTCGGATACTTCTTGGCAAGCCGACCGAGGTAGGTGCCGCACGCCCCATTCCACTGAAATAGCTTCCGGGTTTGCAAGCAGCTGGGCATGTGTCCAGCCGAGAGCTCGCGCTCCAAGTCCAGCGACCGCCCTTCCCAGTAAGGCTCGCTCGTCACCATCGGCAGGTCGTGGTCGATGATGTGCATCAGCTTTTCCTCAATGGACGCCTCCGCCTCCCGGTGGGTGATGGCCTTGGCGTGGTAGGGCTTGACCCCGTAGCGGCTGTTCTGCAACCGGGTGGGAATCTTGAAGCTGTCGATGGCATGGGCCAGTCCCGGCAACTCGTCTTCCACCACGGCGTCCCACTGCTGCCAGCCTTCCTCGGTGGACAGGTCGTAGGGGAACGTCGGCACGTTGCACATGAACAACATCAGCTTGTCCAGAATGCTGGGCTCAAGCGGGGGCAGAACCTGAAGGTGTTCTTCCTCGTCGTTCAGGGACACGGACACGCGCCACTTCGGCTTGAGCATGATAGCGTCCACACCCTTAGCATGGCACGGCACGGTCTCGTTGACCACGAGCTCCTTCAACCGGGCCCCGAACTCACGCCGGCCACGCATGTCCATGTTCGCAAACTCGTCCTCGATCATCAGGTGGGTGGCGAGAAACAGGTCGGAGTTGAACGTCGTCTTGCCTGTCATGTAGTTGAAGGGCTTGCCGGGCATGTCCCCACCCAGCAGCTTGGTCGTTTGCTTCTGGAGCCAGCTCTTGCCGACGCCTGACTTGCCGACGTAGACCATGGCCTGTCCGGGCAGGACTTGGTCACCCCGGATGGACTTACGGGCCCACTGCCACCAACCCATGTGGTGCTCCAACGCATCCTCACCCAGCAATTCGGTCAGGAACTTCTTGAGCGTGGGCCACGGGCGATGGTCCGCCTTCAGCATCTGCCGCTCCCGAGTAACCAAGACACGCCGCTCGTTGAAAGTGACCAAGCCTGCCCGGTATCCAGCCAACGGCATGGCGAAGTCCACCTCGTTGTTCTGGATGATCCACTTGATGGCTTGATCCACCTCGCTGATGTCCTCCCCCTTCTTGACCGCGCCGTTCAGGCCGTTGGCCTTGAGCATGAGGCGGGTGAGCGTGGTATCCCGACGTCGCCATATGCCGGCCTTGTCCCGGAACAGAAACCCGCCCGACTTCCCGACTGGGTTGTAGGCGCATTCCCATGGCTTCTTCGTGCCGTTGGTGACGGGCATCCCGTCCACTTCTACTTGGAAATCCATAGCAGCTTCTGATCCTTTCCGTTTGAGCGTTTGAAACCGGGAGCGCGAACAGGCTGGGCCAGTCGCATGGTGGCGGGGTCGACTCCGAGCGCAGGCAGGACTTCCTTTGCCCAGTTGTAGAGGTCTTGGCCGGGGTATTCATACCAGCCATGGAGAGATTTGTTACCCGCGTCGACCACAGCCTTTAATCTAAGGTCCGGCTTGGTCGCCTGCAAGAACTTGAAGATGGCAGCGCATCGCCGCTTGTTCTCGTCCGGGATCGGGGAGCAGTCATCACCCTCGACCACGAAGTAACGATGGTCGGCGAGATTGTCCAGCCGGCGATCATGGGCCCCGATGCGAAACGGGTTGGGGCAGATGAACTGTCCGGGCAACGGCCATTTGACTTTATACCAGTCGGCCAGCTTCTTGAACTTCCCCGTGTGGCGGGGCCCGGTCCATGTCGGCTCGCCCACCCAGATGATGTCGTCCTCGTTGAACAGGTTGGAGGTCATGGCGTGGAACGCAGCCGACCCGGACATCGATGATTCGGACAGGAGCGACGGCCAAGCGTATTGCTCGTAGATGAACTCGCGGTTCTCGCCGAAGCGTTTCGCTGTCCGAGCATTGGCGCGCTTGTCTCGTGCCCGCTGCATGATCTCACCCGACGCGGTCGGCATCTCGAATCCCACCGACTGCAACGCGCCCCGGATGTTCTCGTTGGCTTCCTCGACGAGGGGCTTGCAGGACTGGTGCAGGCAGAACAGGGTCGGGCACCCGTCCAAGTAGATGCGGGTGTCCTTGGTGCCAGACTTGCCGGTGTGTTTCTTGTGTCCGGGACAGCGGACGTATCCGACGTTAGGGTTGTGCTCGTCCCACTCGACGTCCCCGAGCAGGGTGGCAATGACTTCCTCGAACTTTGCTTCCATTGATTTCCTTTCTTTGACTGTGACCTATTTCGTGTAGTGACTGAGAATCTCACCCTCCGCTCCGAGCGGGATGTCCGTCATCCACGGTGGGGGTGTCGACATGATTTCGATGACCGTGTCCAGCGCATCCTTGGCCTGATCTTCCGGAACCTCACAGACCAATTCGTCGTGGACATGAAAGACGACGGGAATCCCCGCCGCCTCAACTTGGAGTAGGTGATGCGCGAAGATGTCCCGAGCCGTGGCTTGGACCACGTTCTCCGTCAGCTTCCCGCCCCACGTGAATACGTAGTGCTCGTCCTTCTGCTGCTGCACTTTGTGCGACCAGCCGCCGAACTCGTCCTTCACCTTGACCGGATGCCACCACTGCATGTTCCGTCCGGATGGCAGGGTGTAGACCATCTTTTCGTCACGGTGAGCCGCTGTCTTCTTAACCTCGAAGTCCAGCTGCCGCCAGAACGATGTGATGGCAGGGTTCGACCCACGCCAGTCATCGACGATCTCCTTCGACTCGGGTTGTGTGAGCGTCATGCCCATCATCAGCTTGGCGAGGTGCTTGAACTTGGCGGCCCCGCAACCGTAGCCCAGCCCAAGGACACGAGCCTTGGCCAACTGGTAACGAGCCGGGTTCTCCTTCTTCAGGCTGCCGCCGGTCCAGCCCATCGACATCCGGGCGTGTGCCTCATACAACGGCATCCCATCCCGCAACGCCTTGAGCAGGTCCCAGTCCCCGCACAGGTAGGCGAGAACTCGGGGCTCGATCTGGGACAGGTCGACCACCACGAACTTGTGTCCGGGACGGGGCGTGATCATCTCCCGCATGTTAACCCCGAACATCTCACCCCGTGGCAGGTTCTGGAGGTTGACGCCGGCATCGCCCGACCATCGTCCGGGATGTGCGCCCCAGTATTTCAGATAGACGGGCATGGTGCCGTCCGGGCGAATTCGACGCATGATGGCTTCGCACTTGCCGAGCAGCACGTTGGTCCGGCGGTAGTCACGGAGCGCGGCGATCCAATCAAACTTGCCGCCCCAATCATCCTCCCACTCCTGCGCTTCCTCGCTGTCCTTGGCCAGCGACTTGGGAGCCGGGACACCAAGGGTGGAGCAGTAGTCGCGCAAGGCCGGCAGGGACAGGATGGGGAACTCGTCGCGCCATGGAATCTTGGCCTCGGCTGCGTCACGCAAATCACGAAGGTGATCCACGGCGGACGCGACCTTGGACTTGTCGACGGTGACACCGCGCCAGATCAGCTTCCGGGTGTGGGCGGACAGCTCGCGTTCCTCCTGACAGAACTTGTAGGCATGGGCGGCCCACAACTTCCCGCAGTAGATGGAGTCGTTGAGCGCATACTCCATGAGCTCCTTGTCCCGGCCCTTCTCGACAGCGTATTCCCACTGCCGCCCGGACATCCACTGGCGCATCACCTTGGGCAACTCGATGCCGAAGGTGGCGGACACAGCCTTGTCCAGAGCTCGGGGGTAACCGCAGTTGGCAGCCATGTCCGCAGAGCAGGACCAGCTGGCGTATTGCAGGTTCGGGATGATGCCACGGGACACACAGGCGTGGGCCATGGTCATGTCGAAGCCGGCGTTGTGGGAGACGAGGTGCTTGTCGGTCAACCGGTCCCAGTCGAAGTCTTCAGGACGACCGACAAACTCGATCCCCTCGCCCACCACGGACACCATGTAGACATCAGTGTCCGGGTGGTGCGCGTAAGCCCACGGCCCGAGTGACCGGACCGTGTGCTGGCGCGAATAGAAGGACTCGAAGTCGACGGCTATCATGTCACGCCTCGTCGGACAGCTCTACCGCCTGACCGATCTGCTCCCGCTCCTTGAGCATCCCGATACCAATCGCGGAGTAACCGATCAGGTCCTTGAAGGCATCGACTGCGCCCTCGTTGGTGACATCTAGCTTGCCGTCCCGGCAGAAGGCTTGGATGCGCTTGAACTTGTCGCCCATCCGGATAGCCAACCCGACCAGCGGGTCGACGCCGAAATCGGACGCGCCTCGGAAGTTGGCGAACGGATCGTCCACGCCCTTGCCTCCGGAGTAATCGTTGTTCTTCTTCTCGATCAGGGCGAGCATGTCCTGAAAGAGCCTGTCCGTGTCGTTGAGGTAACGCGCCTTGCGGCTAACCTTTGCGCTGCGGCTGAAGTTCAGATTCAATTCCAGTTGTTCCATGAGATTTCCTTTCTACTAATGGTAAAGATGAAGGGGCTGACTGGACCGCTCGCTACCCACCCCGGATTGTTTACCGGGCCTAAGCCTCGTCCGTCCGCCAGCCCCGTGAAGGGTTACTTCCCGACGAGGCCGTTGGCCCACGCCTTGAAGTCTGCGGTGTTCTCCTGCCCCTGCTTGACGCGGGGGATGAAGAAGGTGTTGCCGTTCTTGAGCTGGGACTTCTCCGAATGGATCGTCCACTCACGGTGGTTCAGGGTCGGCATGTGCATCTGCCGGGCCGACAGAATCCAACGAGCCGCGTTCTGGTAGGACGACCAGCTGGACATGGAATACATGACCATGGCGTAGTATTCGCCATCAAAGTTCAGGTTGAACTCGGGCGGCATGGACGCGCCGTCCTTCCCTGTCCAGCGGATCAGGATCGTCAGGTCCAAGCACTTCTGGACCTCGGGCTTCTCGCCGGTCTCGTCGTCGAAGTCGAGGCGCAGGCCAGCGTCCTGCGCTTCGGCGGCTGTCCGGAATCGACGGGGCATCGCACCGCCCGCCTCGTATTCCGTGTTCTCCTGATAATACTTCGACGCTGCGATGGGCGTGAAAGGAACCTCGTCACCGAGCTCGGCGATCTGGTTCGTCTTGTTCATCACCCACGAGCCGACCGGGAAGTCGTCTTGCAGGTTGCTCCCCTTCTGGCACAAAGCCAAGCGGGGGATGATGATGTCGTCCTTGTCGATCTCGCCATCGATGTCGTCGAACATCTGTCCAATGGGATGGGCGACGTCCGTGGCAACGGTGGTGGCGAGGGCTTTGTCTTCCGACTGCGGGGCCGCCTCAACGGGGGCCGTGCTTTGAGTGTTTGCTTCGTTGTTTGTTGGCATAGGTGCTTTCTACTTTCGTTTGAGGGTTTCGTATTTCTCTTTGTTGTCCGAGAGGAACCCACCAGCGATGAGCTCTCCCTCGAAATTTGCGATCTTCGCCCGCTTCCCCTTGGAGCGGAGCTGCGACATGGACAGGCTGCACGACTCAAGGAAGTCGGTGAGCGAGATGCCGAGCCGGTTGCACAGGGCGTAGCAGTCCGTAATCGGACCGCCCAGCTTCTGCGGCTTGGCGCGATAGGCGATCTCGTGGTGCGCCAACTCGGTGCCGTCCTTCATCATCTCCATGGCCCGCGCCTTCACTGACTTGGCCCAAGCCTCGGCGAGCCGTGCCATTGGCAGGGCGAACTCGTCGATTTCCTCGGGGGTCATGGTGCTGACGTCCATGTTTTCCGGCAGGGTCAAACCCTCGGGTGCCTTGTGGGCCAAGGCTGAGATGTGTCCGGCCAACGCTGGGCAGGACCCTTGGTGCTTGCAGTATTCGCAGCCCTTGAAGGGAACCTGTTCCGGCTCAGTGGCGTGGACACGATCCAGAATCTCGGCGATGACGTTTTCGTAATCGGCGAGGCGGTCCCGTGTCAGCGAGCAACGAGTGACCTCGTCCCGTCGGGGCAGGAGGAACACGACGTCCAGCTTGTCCAACTTCGGATACAACTGGAAGATGCCGATGGCGTAGGCAAGAGCCTGCATGTTTTCCTCGGCCTCGGGAACAGCCAGTCGGCCGAACTTGAAGTCCACCATCGTGCCCCGTGTCCAGTCATCCTGAATCACGAGCAGGTCAGTGGTCCCGAAGATTTCGTGGACGCCGGCCTTGATGGTCAGCTTCACCTCGTTCTGCTGATCGTCGGCATGGCCGGACGCGATCATGGTATTGATCCAGCTGCGGCACTTGTCGACCATCTGCAGTTGCTCGTGATCGAGAGCCTCGTCGTAGCCGGTCTCCATTGCTTTGTGCATGAGCTCGCCCTCGTCGGCATACTCCGATGAACCCTCGCGGTTGCGCCATGCCGGGCACACCCGCTTGTAGTTCAGCGAGCTCGGTCCGTGTTCGTGGTGGACGTCGGGCATCTTAGCGTCGTCCTTTCTTCTGCGCCTTCGCCTTCGCTTGGACGGCTTTGGCCTTGGCAGCGGCGGCCTTTTCCTCGGCAGCCTTCGCTTCCTCTTGCGCGGCGGCCTCGGCATCAGCAGCCATGCGGGCGGACAGGGCGTCCCGGACAGCGTAGGCCCGTTCGACAACCTTGGCCGGGGTGAGGGTGGCGACGCCAGCCCCACCGGCACACAGGTTCACGAGATGGTTCGTAGCCAACGCAGCGCGGAGGCTGTTCTGGCAGTTCGTCAGCTGGGTCGACAACGTGGCGACCTGCTGTTGCAGTTGGTTTATCTGGAGTCGTTGGTCCATATTAGTATAGTTCGGTGTCGAGGAGGGTGGACAGGTTGTCCATCTTGCGGGTGATCGCCGGAAGGATGCGCGACTGCTCCACCGTGTCCGAAACCACGACGGGTTTGAACACGGCACGAGAGCGACCTTCGGCCCGGTGAGTCCTCCCCAAAATCTGCCGGTAGATCGTGGCAGAATATGGGAGGGAAATCAAACTGACCCGTGGATGCTTGCCGGTGACATCATGGAGGTCGATGCCTTCGGCGGCGCACTGGGACTGGCACGCAAGCACGCGGCACGTGTCCTTTTGGACACGGTCCACGATGGCGGCGCGTATCTCCAACGGTGTGCTGCCTTCCAGCGTGCACAACAATCGCCGAATCTTCGGGTTGTCCCGCAACTTGTTCCAGTAGTTGGATAGCGGCTGGCGGAAGTTGAAAAACGAGATGACCGTGTGCCCCTGCTCCACCAAGTCGAGCGTCAGCTCCACCATGGTCGCCACACGAACGTCCTCGATCAGCACCCGCTCAACGGTGTGGCTGCCGGGATTGCACGGGTCGAGCTCCATGCGGGCATCGTCCAGCTTCTTCCTGTTGGGCCCGGACAAGCGCACGATCTCCGGAGCCAGCGCATACTCGGGGAACCCGTCGACGTCCCGCCACGGGGTGTGGACCATGGACTGCCCGAACAGGGCCCGGACATTCTTCATGTGTTCGTCAGCTTCGAGGTCGTCCTTCGGCTTCCAACCCCACGGGGAGCCGGGAATCCAAGTCTGTTTCCGGCATCCGAAGTTGGGGAGCAGCGACCACCAGTTCCCCCAGCCCGTGATGCCGTGGGCATAGAACAGGGCGCGGGTCTCCAACGGCGTGGCCGCAGGGGTGGCGGACAGGAACAGCATCTCGTATCCCATCTCCTTGGCCTGCTTCACGAGCCGGGCCTGCAACGTGTCCTTGCCCTTCACGCGGTGGCACTCGTCGAAGATCAACAGCCACTCCTTGGGGTCGAGCCCGGCCTTGTCCAGCCAGTCGTCCTTGCGGGCCTTCTCGTAGTTGATCCACCACGTGTCTTCGGGCAGCATCCCGAACTTACAGAACTTGGTTTCCCAGCTGGGGCCCACGGACTTGGGGCAGAAGACGAAGGGTTTCTTGTGGCGAATCTCGGCAACCGACAGAGCGGTGTAGCTCTTGCCGGTGCCGGTGTCACTGGTATCCAACGCCGCCCCCTTCTCGGCAATGGACCGAGCAAGGGTTACGGCGTTTTCGATCTGGTGATCGTAGAGATCAACACTCATGGCGATGACCGTCGAGGTGTTCATTGACTCGGGCGAGCAGCGCGTCGTGACGGAGGCGCAGGTCGTCCAACTGTTCCAGCGCGTCGGCCAGCGATTCCTCCAGCTCGGCAACGCGCCGGCTGAACGGAGCCTGCTGTCCGATGCGGACGTCGGAGATCGACCACGGCAGGGTGGACGCAGCGAACAGTTCCTTGACGGATTGATCGCCGGTCAGCTCGTGCTTCTTGATCGCCTTGGCGGCAGCGACCGCCGTCTTGTGGCTGGACAGCCAGCTGTCGAGGTCGCCAACCGTCTTGATCCCGTGGTGGAATGCAAGGATGCACGAACGCTTGTTGAAGTTGCGGAGGGGTGAGCCCTCGGGGAACATGTCATGGGCCATGGAGGACCCGCCTTCACGTGTCTTTGCCATCTGTCTTTCCTTTCTCTTTGGTGTTGGGGTGGGACGCGATCAGCCGGGCTGCATCGAGCAGCAAGAGCGCGTCCGCTGTTTGAAGGGTGACCTTGAGGCTCGGGAATCTCCGTTGTGCCTCTGCCTTCAACTTGTTCTTCCACTCCGTGTTGGAGTTGCCCCGCTTGTATGGCAGGCGAAGGGCGCGTTGCCATGCTTGGGGCTTGATCAGCTGGACATGCCAGCCGAGAGATTGCAGGGCTCCCAGCAGGAACCCGTAGTTGCGACCGAACTTGAACATGGCCGAGCCCGGCTGGTGGACACCGACAAAGCCGCCCACTTCCTCCACGTAGGCGTAGCGATACCGGGCCCCCACCATGACCGATGCCTTGGTGATGTCCTTGATCCGATCATGGATGTCCCCCTCGGTGCGGGGCATCCGGTAGGTGTAGGGCAGCTCACCCTCAAAGGACACGGCAAACCCTCCGTTGGCTCCGGGGTCGATAGCCACCTCGACGTTGAATGCGTCGGTGTGGATGAGGTCCTCGTGCTCGGAGAGCATGTCCGGTCCTGTGCGGAAGGTGCCCATGTTATTCAGCTTCGGTGGTGGTCGGTTGCGGGGTGACCCTCTGTTCCTCCAACCAATTTTCGAGGTCGGATTCCTTGAAGCGAAAGCGGCGGCCCACCATGTAGGATGGGATGGAGCCACGGCGGGCGAACCGATCCAGCGTTCGGGGGTGGATCGTCAGCAGCTTCGCGGCTTGTGTGATTGTCAGGAGATTTTCCATAAGGGGACTATGTCTTGTTTGTTCGGTGTTGTCAATACTTGTCGTAATATTAGTCGTCGTTCTCGTCATTTGAATCGGGGGAATGGGAGCATGGGTGGGACGAGGCGAAACCATTCCTTGCTGTCCTTCCACGTGACGGCACGGCGGTAGGCGGCGAAGGTTTGGGTCGGGGAGTGGTGGCCAAGCTGAACAGCGGTGATGGACGGCTCTTTGTGCCAGCACAGGTGGTAGCTGGCGAAGCTGTGGCGCAGGGCGTTGGTCGGGACAGAGGTCTTGGCCAGTGCGTAGACCTTGGCCACCAAGTCCTGCCGCTTCCGCTTCGGCGTGTCCATCAGGACGTTGCCGGACTTGGGCATGAGGTGCCAGTCGATGGAGTGGAGGGGGTCGGTGAAGGCAACCCACCGCTCGGAGTTCTTGGTCTTGCCGGGCCGGACATAGAGCTCGCCGTCGTGTTCGGGGCGGATGTCGGACCAGTCCAGTCGCTCGATCTCGGAGGTGCGGAGGCCGGCGAAGCCACCGAAGATCAACCACCAGTAGGTGGGATGGCAGCGCAGTCGCTTGGCGGCAGCCAGCAGGAAGCGCATCTCGTCGGGGGTGATGATCGGGATGGTGCGGGGTTCGGGTGGGATGATGACGTCGGTGGCCGGCGGGACAGACAGGTAGCCCTCGGCCACGGCGTAGGTGAGGATGGTGCGGAAGTGGGCGAGGTAGTTGCGCTTGGACTTCTCACCAAGGGGGAGGCTGTCGATCCATTTCTGGATGTCGGACTTGGCCAGCTTGTCCAGCGGAGTGTCGCCGACATCGTGGTCCATGATGATGGGGATGATCCGCTCAACGTCACGGGCATGGAGGTCGGACACGGATCCGGCCCGGTGTCGGCGATCCACGTGGTCTAGGTAGAGGTAGGCCACCTTGCGGAGGGGGGTGATCAACTTCTCCTTGGTGGCCAGCGCACCGTCCAAGGCCCGGCCCATCTCGGTGAGGGAGAGCCGGCCACGGTAGCGGGCAAGGAGCAGGGCTTCGGGGGTGGAGATCGGGAGCTTGGCCCCCTTACGTGCGCGGGCGGTATGGTATTCTAGGGCGGTTTTGCCCTCGGCTTCGGTGCTGAATCGCTGTCGTATTCGCTTTCCAATATACGATTCGGGGATTTCCAGAAGCCACGGTTTCTGTCCCGGTTTAGGGTAGTGTCGTAAGGATGCGGTTTTGTTTCGGTGAGACATGATGAGTGTTAGTTATGCAACAGGGTTGTCGGTTGTCAAGCTATGCCGGTGGTGGACCATATTCCAAAGTGGACCCGGTTTGAGGGGGGGGGCCACCTTCGTTTCGCCCTTTATTTGCAGGGTCGAAGTGGACCAAGGGTGGACCGTAGGACCATGGTCCGAGGTCGTATTATATACATACCATATTATATCTTTCTTTTTATCTCTCTCTCTCTCTCTCTCTAGAAAGATACTACAGAGGGTGCGTAAGTCGTTGGTGTGTGCCGGGTTAAGCGGTGGACCCTAACAGACGGGGCTCCTACCATGGTGCTCCACCCCCATTGGTTTGAGCCTGTGTTTACAGGGGTGAAGTGGGTCGACCTTGTCCGGTGCAAGGTCCACCCTGTCCGGTTTGTTCAGTTTGGCCGGCAGAAGAAGGTCGCCGCGAGGCGGGGGTAGAAGCTGGTGTTCACGGTGAACCCGTGCAGCTGGTCGCCGGACATCAGGAGGGCCTCACCTTCGTCGACGTAGGGGATGGTCCAGTCGTTGACCGGATCCGGTCCGGGGACGGCTGTCCCTCCGTTGTCTTCGCCCATCCCGCCGAACAAAGGGATGACGAGGGCGATGTCGAACGCCACATGGTTGTGATATCCGCCGAGCTCGTCGGGATGGACAGGTTCCCGGTCAGGTTCCGGCCACCGGACAGCGATGTTACACCGGACGAGGTGGGTCGGGGGGCCCGGCGTCCGGCCCACATACCACCGCTTGATCTCGGTTCCGAGCGTCGCCTCCAGATGTTCCAACATGGACACCCGCCCCCAGAACGTAGGGGGCGGGTCGGTTTTGAACAGGCGGATGCCTCGGTCGAGGTTGGGGATGGTGATGACTTCGTAGCTCATGCGCCCACCTCCCTACCCACGGGAAAGCAGGTCGAGCACCGGACCTCGGCGGGTTCCTCGTCGATGGTGGTGCGGATGATCCCCGTGCCGTTGCACATGGGGCAGCCTTTGAATTCCTCGTTGAACTCGTCTGGCGGGCAGTAGTCTTGCTGGTTTATGCTCATAGGTCGTAGTCAGTTAGGGTTGCGGTGAATGAACTGTTACCGGGGCGGAGATGGATGACGATCTCGTGCTTGCCGTCGTCGCTGGCTGCGACTACGAGGTCGGCGTGTCCAGCCGGCACTCCGGTCGGGGTGAGGTTGACCGGTGTCCGCAACTTGAACCAGCCCGGCTTCAGCATGGCAACGTGAGTCCTGATCTCGAAGCCGTCGATGAGGATTGGTGTCCCGACCGGGTAGCGGGAGCAGGTGTCGAGACTCAACAACGTCTTGGTGTCCGGGTTGGGGACGACGATCTGGTTGTCCGGCAGCTCGTCGTGTTTGGGTATGTGGAGAAACGTAGTCATGCTTCGATGTGGTTGAGTTTCTCCAGCTTGGACAGCCGGATGGTGGCGAAGGTAAGCGGCGGGGTGGTCGCTTCCTGTGTGTCTGTCCAGCTGGCTGTCCCGTCCAGCAGGTTGTCGAACCGCTTCGACAAGTCGAAGACCGCTCCCGCAAACTCGACGCCGGTCAGGCTGTCACCTTCGGTGCGAGCTTCAGCGGAGAACTCGGACTTGTGTCCAGTCACGCCGCCGATGGACAGGGCATGGAAGTCTGCCCAGTCCAGCAGCTGGTCGGTGATCTTGTCATCGTCACCCTTGCCGGGCACGACGAAGTCGAACGAGATTCCGAACACGCTGCCCGCCGCCATGGCGTCGACGAGCAGTGCCTTCGTGGTTTTGAACGGGGTCCGGACACGGGCCGGACGGGATGAGGTGATCCAAGGGTTAGTCATTCTGATTCCTTTCTGATGTTGAGGTTGCGGATGGTGGCGACGAACTGTTGTTCCTCCCATGCCTCCAACGCCATCGCCTTAGCGTTGCGGAAGCGGGGACTGCGGATGGTTACTCTGTCCGAGGCGAGGCGGGGAGTGTGTCCCCGCCCCGTGAAGGACAGCCTTCGTGTTCTACCCACAATGGTTCCTCCGTGCCACGTGGTTGACGATGCGGGTGGCCAGCTGTGGTGCCGAGTCCTCTACGAAGTAGGCTCCGAAGTGGCGGGCCATCTGCCGCGATGCGGACTCCTTGAGTCCGGGGTCGTCGACGGTGACGCAGCCCAGCAGGTCGACACCCATCCGCCGATACTGGTTGGCGTTGACATTGCCGTCGGTCAGTTGAGCGTCGGTGTAGACGATGGTTGTGTCGGTCGACCGGATTGAGCGGCGCACTTTCGGTGCCTCCAACGTGGCCCGGACAGACTCGCAACCGTGGGTTGGGAGCAGCCTCTCGATGACCTCATATTTCCAATGCGGATTGATCTGGCAGTGCTTGCCTCCGCCGGTGGTGAAGATGTCGGCGTGGATGATTCCCCGTCGGTGCATCCCGATCAGTGCGAGCAACAGGTTCTCGCCGTCCTTGAAGTCCCGACCGCACATGCTGCCCGAGCAGTCGATGATGAACGTCAGGCTAGGCTTGCCGTTGTCTTGTCGGTTGCCCCGGAAGCAGTCAGCCCGTCGGGCTGCCACGTTGGGGATGTGGAGGCGGGAGCCGGACATCCCGACCCGAGTCGGTGCGTGTCCAGCGAGGTGGACGATGCCGATCAGTTTGTGCATCAGGCGGCGGACCATGTTCCAATCGACGCCCTTCCACTTGGCCAGCCAGCTATCACCTTCCTTGTTCTTCGGAGCAAGGAAGGGTTCCAGTTCCATCTGTTCCGCCGATGTCGGGGTGTCGCCGGTGGCGAGCTCGCCGTCATACTTGGACTCGTTGCCTCCGGTGATGGAGCCACCGCCTTCGTTGTATCCGGACCCGGTCTTGCCTTCGGTCACGGCGATGGGGCATTCCTTGCCGCCGATGTTGTCCTCCACCCAGTCGCAACCTTGCGGCAGTCCGGGGAAGTGGCGGAGCCATTCCTCGCAGAGCGGGATCATGGCCAGCGTGGACGGGATGCGGCAGGCCCGGCGGTAGAACTGCGTCACAAGCGTGTCGTCGTGAGCATTCCCTGTCCAGCGGGTGTGCCTCCGGACAGCGGCCCGATCACCGACATACGATGACGCTTCGGTCTTCACATGAGCGAAGAACCATGCGCCGGGCTCGGAGGTGTGCGGCTTGCATTCCTCCCACTTGACCCAGCCGAAACGGGGCTGGCGGCGGCCATCCTTCACCCGCTCTCTCCCGAGGTGCTCGATGCGAGCGTCTTCAAACAGGTTCAGCAGGCGGAAGGGGACCTTCCGATCCTCGCACAGCTGGGCGACACGGGGCAGGTCCTGCTCGGAGTTCAGCCCGTGCTCCGCCTCGTGCCACGTGAGCGCGGCGGCGAAGGACTTCAGGTAGTTGAGCCGGTTCGTAGTGGCAGCGAGCCCCGCCTTCAACCGCTTGGCGATGTCGTCGCCGATGTGGATGAGGTGGGTGCGGCGGCCCCGGACAGTGTCGACTTTCCAGCAGGCGGTGTCGAACTTCTCACGGATGTCGACATTGACTCGGTCGACTCCGTTGACCCGCTTGTTGGCGAGGTAGTGAAGGACGCCTTCCTTCTGTCGGCCCACGGGACGCCGCTTGCAGAATGAAACCGCCTTCTTGATGGCGGACACAGTTTCTTTGACGGTGATCAGAGACATAATTGAGTTCCTTTCGATGATAGTTGCAGGGTGAGAGAGGAAAGGGCTGTTACACAGCCCCGTGAATCGACTTGAGCGTGGTGGCCCAGCCTTCGGTGAGTCCCTTGGACTCGGCATCCATGTCGCCGGTGTCGCCGTCCCAGCTGGCGCAGTTGTTAGTGATGCGCCTAGCCATGAACTCGGCGATGCCGCGTTCGGTCGGGTCCGGACAGGCTTTGCAAGCCCGCTTCAGGATGCGGAAGTCAATGGGCTTGTTTACCTTGCCCTCCTTGAGGGCCCGGCGGGATTCGCCGATCAGCTTGGCGAATGCGTTGGCCAGCCTCGGCTTGGCCGGTGCGGCGGGAGCGAGGATTCCAAAGGAATCCATGATGGACTGGCCGATGGCGGTGGCGTCCGCCTCGTTCCATTCGATGCGGCACGTTTCCCAGCGGGACCAGAACGCCTCGACCGGGTTGATCAACCCGAGGTTCGTGGCCGAGATCAGGTGGAAGTGAGTGGCGGGTGCCTCGATCACCTCCAGCTTACGATCCTCGACGCGGCGTGTCCGGAGGCGATACCAGACGCTGCCGTCTGCTTTCTCGTATCCAGTCATGAACATGAGCAGCCACTCCTGTGCCTTGGTGGGCAGGCGAAGGACCTCGTCGAGCAGGAGCAGAACGCTCTTGCCTTCGGCCGCAGCCCGGACAGCCTCCACGATGACTCCATCGAAGACGATGAAGCCACCGTCTTCGTCCGGCGACGGATTACCCAACAGCGTAGTGACCTCGTCGAGGTCATCAGAGCAGCCGTGCTCGAGGTAAACGTCATACGTCTGCCCCAGCTGCCGGATGGTGTGGCTCTTGCCGAAAGACGGCGGGCTGGTGAGCATGATCTGCGTCCCGCTATCCTTGCCGGGGACGTAGAACGGAGCGATCTGCGCCATGATCTTGCTGCCCTTGGCAGCGGTGACCACGACCGGGGTGCGGGCAGTGGTGCCAGCGGTGGCGTTGACTGCGTCGATCAGGTCCTGCACACCGGCGTCCCTGATCGCTTTCGCGACGGCGCACTTGATCTTGCTTTCGTCGATGCCCTCGGCATCTAGGATGCCCTTGACGATGCCCTTGACCTCGTCTTCGTTCACCCCGGACGGGGTGCTGTTGACAACGTCTACGACCAGCGTCTTGATCGCCCCTTCGAGGATGCCCAGCCCCAAGCTACTGGTGTCCAGCGTGGGGCTCGGAGCGGGAGCCGGAGCCGGCGTCGGCTTGGGCGGGACCGGCATGGTTGGCTTGGACAAAGCGGCCCGGTATTCCTCGACCGTGCCGCTGTCCTTGGCGTGGTTCAGGAGACCGTCGGTTTCGTCCCGCACGATGTCGGTCAGCTCCGCCAGCGACAACGCCCCAGCCACTTCGTGGTAGACGCCGTTGTCCCGGAGCCACTTCTTTGTGGCGTTGCGATTCGTGGACGGGACCGAGGTCACGATTGCGGTGGCGCGGGGTCCGACTACGAATTCTAGGTCTGATGTATTGATAGCCATTTTTGATTTCCTTTCGTTTAGGGGTTATCCGGCTGACTAAACCGGGGTTGAGCGTGATTGCCCAGTGCGAGGCTCCCCGGAGGGAGCCCCGTGGCTGGAGAATCAGGCTGTCCGAACCTTACTTCGTCGCCTTGCGACGACGGGGCTTGGTGGCCTTGAACCGAGGCGTGTAGGTAACGACAATGGTCTTACCATTATTGGCGTGGCGGATGGATTTCACGTCGTAACTCGACATGGACTGACGGACTTCACGGTTCGTATCGGTGAGATATTTCCGATACTCCCGCTTCATGTGCTGGCCTTTCAGGCCAGTAGCGTCCCGGAATTCCTTTTGGTTGAGAACGCGGGCTTTGCTGGACGCCTTCAGCGTCTCCGTTGCGTGGGTCGCTTGACGAAACAGGGCGGAGGCATTGACGATGGTGGTGGTGGACTTCGACATGGTAATAACCTTTCTGGTTAGGGGTTAGGGTTGCGAGACACGATTGAACCACCTCTCCGAGGTGGCTCAAGTGTGTCCCGGCGTAGAACCGGGGGCTGTCGCTTTGGCGACAGATTGCTACACAGTTGAGAGTGAACGATTGGTTTGGACACAATGAAACCGGACTGTCCCGCCGGATGAAGATGCCTTTTTCATGCCTACGGCATCAGGGGGTCTTTGTTGCTTCGTCGTTTTTTCAGACGATAGCCGAGCCATGAAGATCACTTATCCCCCACCAGTAGCCGTGGTTTCCCTGCGGAGCCCGCCGTTGCTCCAGTTGTAGACTGGTGGGCGGGATTCCCTTCGTGGAATTCGTCGATGCGCTATCTTCGACCACATCCAGACTCTGTCACAGTCTGGCCTTGGGAACCGTAGTCCCTGAATTCCAGCCCCTTTTAGGGGTCAGGCTTGCACAAACCTCGCGGTAGGTTCAGCTTGAGAGGGTTCTAATCTCTCGGTTGACATCAGGCTTCATTAACTTTCGCCCTTTCGCTTGGGCTTACCCGGCAACGGAATGTTGTCGCTGTCAAACGACGCCACCATTGATGCATTTTCGCTGTCGTTTGTCAACCCTAGTTCACGCGCAGGGCTTCGCCCCGTGCGCGAACTGGACAGACCGATCTCCTCGCGTTACGCTGGCGTTATGCCTGTGAAGTCGAAGACTGGCGCATCAAGGACCGCACGCGAGCCGAAGGCTCCCGCGCCGTCCCGCAAGCGACGCAACAAACCTTCTGGCCCCACGCCCCGCGTCGCGGCACCTCAACAAGTTGAGGTGCTACCCGCGCGAAAACCGGGAAGGCCACCCCGTGAATTTGATCCGGATGCTGGTTCGGACATCATTGCCTACGTTCTGAAGGGTTTGCCGCTGCGCTTGGCCGTCAAAGGCGTTTGTTCCGTCGAAGTTTGTCATCGATGGATGACAGAAAACCCGCAATTTGCTCAGGAAATCGATCTAGCAGCTCGTGAGAGTTCAGCGCGAACCCTTGACGCGCTGAACGACGCGCCAGCTGGGGTTTGGCAGAAACATGCTTGGAAATTGGAACGT